GGGCGGTTGCCGATCGCGCCGATGATAGTGATCTCGCGCTCGATGGCCGTGTTGATGAGGCTCGCGGCCGACGGGTTTTCGTAGACCGAGTTCGCCATCGCGGTCGCGAGCGCAACCTGATCGTCGGTCACGATGCGCGCGCCCGTGAGGTTGGCGCGTCGCTGCGCCGAGGCCCACGCTTCCTTGCCGTCCCTCGTGCGGCGGTCGATGTCGCCGACGCGGATGAAGTTCGTCTCGATCGACTTCGGATCGAGCAGCAGCGCGTGCGTGTACGCTCCGACCGCGAACGCATCGGTCTCCTCGCGCGGGGTCTCGCGCTCGTGGGCGAGGTGCGCGTTCGTTCCGTTGAGCAGGGTCTTCGTACTGCTGCTCGACGGCAGGTCGATGCCGAAGTACGCGGCGTCGGTCAGGCGGTGGATACCGATGGGTGGGTGTGCTACACTCATGGGGTCAGATCCTTTCTCCCGTCGGCTCCGCCACAGCGGAGTCGGCGGGATTCTTCTTGGTCTTCAACTGGACGGGGTGCGGGTCGTTCATCCGCTCGGCGATGAAGTCGCCGACGGGCTTGTTGTGCTTGCAGTAGAAGTCGATCAGCACATCGATCGTCGCGGTCCTGCTGCGGCGGCCTGCGACGCAGAGCGCGTCGAGCCTCCACTTGGTGCGGCCTCCGATGGAGATCGTCTCGTGCGGGCGGGGCTTGGTTCGGATCAGGTCGTTCATCGTCGTTCTCCGTTGGGGTGCGAAAGCAGGGGGGAAGAGGCAGGGTGCCGCCCCCTCCCCCCCGCATGGGGTTGATCGGTCAGACGAGCGCGAGCGCCTTGCTCATCACGGTGCGCTTCGCGTCGGCGTAGGCTCCGAGCAGGTCGGCGTTCTGCCGCGCCTCGCCCTTGAGGTAGCCCCGGTGGTACTGGATGTAGTTCGTCGCGGCGTTCGCGGCGACCCATGCCGAGGCACCGTAGTCGGCGGCCTCGCGGTCGAATACGCGCGTCATATCCGCGAGCGCGTCGACGGCCTTCTGCTTGCGGCGCTGCTCCGACTCGGTCTTCGGGTTCGCCTCGATCTTGCCGTCGAGCGCCACGAGGACATCGACCCACAGATCCTGAATCTCGGAGCGGGTCAGGCTCTTGCCTGCGAGCGCGTTCATCGCGGCCGCGTCGGACGCAGCGACCTTGCCATAGCCCGCGAGCGCGGCCTTGATGTCATCGACGCGCAGCGCGAGGCCGGAGGTGTGACGCCAACGGTACGCGGCGGTCGCGCCGAGCGCAGCGGTCAGGGTGTTGTTGCACACCACTCGCACCGAGGTCGGGAGCGCCGTCGTGCTGATCGTGCCGTCGTGGCCGTTGACGAGCAGGCAGTACTGCTCGACGATGTCGCCCTTGTTGCCGATGTCGAGGGTGTCGCCCTTGAGCAGGAAGAAGATGCGGCGGCCGCCGAACAGGCTGCCCGCGCTCTCGATGCGCACCTTGCCGAGGCTGCCGAGGCTCTCGGCGATCTCGGCGAGGCGGGTGTTCTGAAGGACGCAGTAGTCCGCGCCGACCGTCGCGAGGATGCTCTTGTCATCGGAGCGGCGGAGGGTCTTGTGCGTCTCGACGATCGCGCGCTCGGCGCTGCCGTCGTTGCCGACGAAGGTCGCGGCGAGGCTGACCGACTCCTCGACCGTCCAGTCGAGTCCGGCGATGCGGAGCGCGTCGGTCGGGCTGACCGCCTCGGGGAGGACGGTGCCGAGGCCGTGCCAAGCGGCGGTGCGGGTGAGGACGAGCGAGTCGTTGGAGCGGATTTCGTGAGCCATTGCAGTCAGTCCTTTCGGGACGGGGTTGGTGTCACCTCGGCGAAGTTGCCTCGGCTGACAGGGGGATCATAGCACCACAAATGTGGCAGGCAAACAAAGTGGGAAGATTTTTCACAAGATCGCCGCGAGCGTCCACAGGATGGCGAAGAGGGCGGCGACGGTGAGCATCCCGCAGATGAGGTCGAAGGTCGTGGGTTCGTCGTGGTGGTTCACGCCGCACCTCCCTTCGCGCGCTGCTTGCGTGCCTCGGCGGCGGCGGCGCGCTTGGCGCGCTTGGCATCCTCGGCGGCGCGCTGCTCGCGAGCGGCGGCAGCGGCGCGCGCCTCGTTCTCGGCCTTCTGCTTGATCTCGGCGTCGATGCGCTTCAACTCACCCGCAGACAGGCAGTCGGCGATGCCTGCATCCGCCCAAACGCGGATCCCGGCAGCGTAGTCTGCGAGCAGGTCGGGCTTCTCGATGAGTCGAGTGTAGAGGAACGCGAAGAACGCCTTCGTCTTCTCCGCGTGCGTCATCTGCAAGCGGGCCTCCCACTCGCTGCCGTAGGGGTTGATGAACCGCTCGACCAAGTCGGTGATGCTGCCCTCGATGGTGTGCGCCTTGAAACGGACGGTCTCCTCGCCGTTGCTGCGCTTGCAGGTCTCGGCGACCACGAACTGGTGCGACGCAAGGTTCGGGCGAAGGAACGATCGGCTGATGTCGGCGAGGCAGCCGAGCCAATGGTCGGCGCACTTCTCCATCACGACGATGTTCGCCGCCCAGTACGGGACGCCGCTCGACTCGATGAAGGCGTTGAGCAGGTTGGAGGTGTTGGTCGAGTGGGTCCACTTGGCCTGCGGGTCGGTGAGGTGCGAGTTGACGCAGGCGTTGAGGAGGGAGTCGCAGATGTGGTTACGCATGGGGTCAGTCCTTTCGTGACTGGGGTTGGTTCCTGCAACGGAGCAGGCGGGTGCGCTCCCCCCACGCGAGAGGGGAGCGCACGGCGCGCGAGCCGTTTCGACTGGCGATGCCGAGAGTATGACACCACAAATGTGGGAGTCAAGGAAAGTGGACGGAATCAGGAAAGATTCTTTCGGTCGATAACCACAGGGCGGTTGGTGACGGTGTACCGCGCGGGGATCTCGATGTGGCCGACGGTCTCAAGGTCGCAGTACGCGCTGTTACTGATGTCGATGATGTTCCACCCCGAGTACGCACGCTTGAGGCTCGCGGCGACGATCATGTCGAGGCGGCGGATCTCGGCGTCGGTGATGAACGGTACGGGGCGCTCGATGGTCAGGACGGTGCAGGTGCTGCCGTCCGGCATCGTCGCGCCGATGGCGGGCGAGCCGTCGCCGGGGTCGGTGTCGCGGTGGAGGGTGACTCCGGCCTCGATGAGGGCGTTCGCCATCGCGACGATCTTCTGCTCGGTCGAGAGGCCGCGCAGGGCTTCAGCGAAGGCGTTGACCGATGGCTTGCGGGGCGTCAACGTGTTGTTGCAGACGATGCGGGCCGAGGTGGGTTGCCAGTCGCGGGCCTCGGTGTCGTGGGGGTTGCGCGCGGCGACGATCATAGTGGGCGCGACCTCGACGGCGACCTGCTCGACGCGCTGCGCGCCGTTCCATCCCTTGATCTTGTTCGCGACCTGCATGGCGGCGTCGAAGGTGTCGAACACGCGAGCCGCCGACTTGTCGGCGGTCGCGTACTTGCCCTCGGATCGGTACGCATCGGCGGTGTCGCGGTGCAGGTAGCGGGGAGTGACGGGGCAGAGGGCGATGATGTACTTGGTCTCGGTCATGGGTCAGTCCTTTCGTGAACTGGGGTGATGGTCAGAGTATCGGCGCGAATCCAGTCGAGTCAACACAAATGTGGTGAGAATGTCGAAGTTCGTGTTATGGGGCGGTCGCATCGCCCCACGCCACGAAAGGAAAGGTCAGGCGATGGTGCCTGCGGCGCGCAGGCGGGCGTCGCAGTCGAGCCGCCACTTGTACTCGCGCAGGCGGTTCGGCAGGTTGTTCGACTTGACCTTGGCGAGCCACTTGGCGCGCGTCAGGGTGATGACATTCGTCCGCATCCCGATGTGGGCGCGGATGTCGGCGAGCGAGGGGACGCCGCCGTCGCGGCTGTTGCCCCCGTACAGGTCGCAGAGCAGGCACGCGCGGATGTAGAACTCCTCGGCGTTGGCCTCGGTGATGTCGCCGATGTCCGCAGCGATCGTGAGGAAGCCGATGGTGTTGGTGAGGTCGCTCCACTTGCGGGCGTCGCCCTCGCCGACGAAGCAGACGGTGTCACGGTTGGCGATGCGGGTCAGGTCAACATTCAGGCTCATGGGGTCAGTTCCTTTCGTGAACTGGTTCGTGATGCCCTCGGCTCGATGCGTCGGGCGAAGCCGCGTCGCCCCCGTCAAGGGGCAGCGCGGGTAGGGGTCAGTCGCGGGGCGTGGCGGCGTCGGCCGCAGCCGAGCAGGTCTCGCAGAGGGTCTCGCCCTTCGCGAGGGGGAACAGGCCGTCGCATCCCTCGCACTCGGGTTCGTCCTCGGTGTTCGCCTCGACCTCGTCGAGGTCGCAGCCGTCATCGCCCGAGGTCGCGTAGTCGAATCCGTCGAGCATCGGATCCCAGTCGAGGGTCAGGGTCGAGCCGTCGCAGGCGGTGACGGTGATGGTCGCGAACGACGATGCCGATGGGCGGGCGTCGGTCGCGACAAGGAACCCGAGGTCGGTGATCGCCGAGGCGGCAGCGCAAACACCTGCGAGACATGCGTCGGTGTTCTGCTCACCCTCGGTAGCCTCGTGGAATGCGGAGGTCGCGAGGTCGCGGAGTTCGATGCGGGCGGCGGGAGTGGCGAGCGAGGGAGCGGGCATGGTCAGTCCTTTCGTGACTGGGTCAGCGGCATTGCTGACAGGGGGAAGATTTGGAGATCGTGTTATCGGGTCACTTGGTGCGGCGGGCGCGGATGCACGCCTTGGCCTGCTTCTCTGCGGCGAGGGCATCGACCCGCAGCGTGTAGGTCAGCGCGCGGTCGGCGGGGATGTCGCCAGTCAGGTGAGTCAGCAGGCGGTTGAGCGTGTTGATCTCGGCCATCTTGCGATCCACGCCCGAGACGGTGTCGGTGCGGTGATCGCCGTAGTTCCGCACGCAGGCGATGGCGACCACAAGTTCCCGAACGATCACGGGGATCACATCCTGCGAGTTGAAGTTGCAGGTGACGGGGAAGGTCTTCGTGATGCCGTCCTCGTAGGAGAACACATTGATGTCGGCGGTGACGGTGTCGGTGTCGTTGGTCATGGGTCAGTTCCTTTCGGGAGGCCAGCGGCATTGCTGACAGGTGGAAGATAGGCCGGGTCTTGAGGGAGTCAACACAAATGTGGTGAGATTGTCGAAGATCGTGTTATCGGGTCGGGGAGAAGGTGGTGCCGTCGGCCTTGGCGAGGGCGGCGTTGCCCACCTCGCAGCCGTCGCGGTCGAGGATCATCGCCCACTTGGACGAGGCACGCCATCCCTTCGGGTTCGGGCAGGGGCGCGGGCTGATCGAGCCGACGGTCTCGGTGCCTGCGAAGGGGCGGCCGACCAGTTCAGCGCGAACCTCCTTCCATGCGGTGTGGACGGTCGGCGCGATGACGAACGCGCGGAGGATGACGGTGCCGGACAGCGAGTAGCAGGTGAGGGTGAGGGTCATGGCAGTTCCTTTCGGGAGTCAGGGTCAGGGCGACGGTCGCCCGCAGCCCCCCCGGCCGGAGCCGGGAGGGTTGGCGGAGGATCGGCGGTCAGGCGCGGTAGTAGCCTGCGGCAAGAATGGCGTCGCGGTTGGAGCGACTGGACTCCCAATGCAGCGGGCCGCGATACGCGAGGCGGCGAACATGGGCGACGGTCGCGTACGGGTTGCCGAACTTGCGCTCGACTTGCGCGGCTCCCCGTGCGCCTGCTTGCGCGTCCTTCGCGTTATAGGCGCAGACGATGGTGTACTCGTGGCCAATCACCTCGCCGTCGGCGGTGCGCTGCGCGATGGTCACTTCGTACCAGTTCGCCTCGCCCGACTGGATCATGGCGACTTCGCGGGCATTGATGCGTTCGAAGATTGTGGCGGTCTCGTTGGTGCAGTCGTGTGGCATGGTCAGGTTCCTTTCGGGAGTCGGTGGTCAGGGGTCAGCGGGCGAGGATGATGCGGGCCTTCTCGGCGAGCAGGTCGTTGTACGAGCCAGTCGCGATGATGCGGTAGCCGTTGCGGGTGACATCACCCTTGCAGATGATCAGGTTGCGGTTGCGGTCGATCTGAAGCGTGTACATGGTCAGTTCCTTTCGGGGGGTTGGGGTCAGCGACGGGCTGCCCTTGACCCCCACACAGTACACCACGATTGTGGTAGGGCAAACCATTCTTCGGTTTTTCCGATCACTTTCCTTGAGCGATTTCTCGAACTTTGTTGCAAGTCGCGTAAACTGCGGCGGTTATGGCGAAGCAACTTCCTGCAACAATCTTGTTCGATTCCATCCCGCAGGACGCAGAACCGAGGGAAATGGCCGTGAAACGCGAGGCGCAGATGGCCGCGTGGCTCGACGCGGTCGGCCCGCACGGTTGGCGCGCAGCCTGCGACGAGGCGGGCATCAGCGACGCGCAGGTGCATCGGTGGCTGCGGCTGTACCCCGAGTTCGCCGAGAGGCACCGCGAGACGATGGCGGCGACGGCCACGCGACTGGAGACGATCGTGGACGCCATCGCGACTGGCGAGGTGGACGCGACGCCTGCGCAGGTCTCGCTGCTCCAGTTCCGCCTGAAGGGTCTGCGCCCCGAGGTCTACCGCGACCGTGCATCGGTGCAGGTCGATCAGCGCACGACGCTGTCGGCCGACATCGGGGAAGGCGGCAGGGCGCGGCTGCTGCTCGCCGAGTGGCAGGCGTGACGGCGGCAGGGGAAGGCAACGCGCGACGCACACGCGCGAATCGCGCGCGTCACGCGCGGACCCCCCGTGCGCCCGCCCCCGCCCGCGCCCCCGCGCCCCCCCGAGCGCGCGCGCGTCCGGTACCTAGTATCTAATACCCCCCTCCCTGATCACAGTACTGACCCCTAAATCCCTACCTACATGTCTGAAATACCACGCCTCCGCAAGAAGTTTCTCGACAGTACTGCCACAGATGTGGTTACACAGTCAGATTTTCGGGCGTTGTTTGCCGAGGACATCTGTTTGTGGTTGCGGATGACGGGGTGGACTTACGCGCCGAAGGAGGTTGACCCGAAATCGGGGCGCGAGGTACCTAGTCAGAAGCCGAATCGGCCGTTTGTGCTGTGGCCTTGTCAGGAGCGTGCGGTGAAGGAGATCACGGACGCGGTGGACGGGGGCCGCGATGTGGTGGTTCGGAAGAGCCGTGACATGGGTGCGTCGTGGCTGTTGGCTGCGGTGGCCTCTTGGGGCTGGCTGTTCAAGGGCTGGCAGGCGCTTCTGGTCAGTCGCGTGGAAGATGGTGTTGATCGCCCCGGCGACCCTGACAGTCTGATGTGGAAGGTGGACTTCCTGCTTCAGGGTCAGCCGCCTTGGCTGCTTCCCGGCCCTGCGGATGAGTTGTTGCGGAGGGGTTCCGACACCCGGCAGCACATGATGCTGAGGAATCCGCTGTCTGGTGCGACGATTGCGGGTCAGGCGAGTACTGCCCACGTCGGCCGTGGTGGCCGTAGAACCCTGATTCTGTTCGACGAGTTTGCGTCGATGGGCGAGGCGGAGGCTGCTTGGCGGTCTGCGGCGGACGCTTCGGCGTGCCGGATCGCGGTGAGTACCCCTCTTGGGAGCGGAACCCAGTACTCGACGCTGGTACGGATGGCGCGGACGCAGGGTGATCCGAGGTTGGTGGAGTTGCTGTACACGGATCATCCGCTGAAGGGTGCGAACCCCGAGACTCGGGTGGATGTGGACGGCCGGGTGACGGGTACGGCTGGGTCGGAGTATGTGTGGACGCCGTGGCTGGGCGAGCAGATGAAGCGCCGCGACACGGTGGACATGGCGCAGAACGTGTTTGCGACGGAGGTCGGCAGCGGGTCGAACTTCTTCACGCCGGGGGTGGTGACGGCGCACATGAACGAGTACGCGGTGGGCGGGGAGAAGTGCGAGTTGCTTCGTGGTCGGTTCGTGGCGGACCCGCACGGGCGTTGGCGGGTGTTCAGGCATG